TGCAGCAGGCTCCTTTACCGAATGATCCCCAGCAGCTCCCCCTCGCTCATGAGCCGCATCTCTTCCCCGCGCAGCACAATTGCGGCGCCGGAGTACTTCCCATACAACACCCGGTCGCCTGCTTCCACTTCGCTTGGAACCCAGCGCCCCAGCAAATCGAACCGCCCCGCGCTGGCCGCCACCACAATCCCCTCCATCGGCTTTTCCTGCGCCGTGGCAGGAATGTAGAGCGTTCCGCTTTCGTCCATCTCTTCCTTGGTGCACATCCTCACCAGCACCTGGCCCATCAGCGGTGTAAATGTCTGAGCTGCTCGCCGGATTGGCTCCGGTTTCGGCAGTTCCATCACCGTCGTCAGATGCACTTCCTCGGCGCGTATGCGCTGCCCTCGCACGAGCGGTGCCAGCCCTTCCATCTTTGCGGCCTCAAGCGCCATGGTCTCTGGTCCTTGTTCGCCCTCGCCTGTTCCCTGTTCCCTGTTCCCTGTTTCCTGCAATTTTACTTCCTCCCCGCAAATACTTCGTTAATTGTTTGTTTCAGCTTTTCAGATAACCTAGCGGCCAACGGCTCAAGGATGGGTATTTGAATTCTGCCCACATCTTCAAGTGTGAGAATGTGTACAGGATCGCCGTTTTCATCGGTGCAATGTTCCCACCATCGATCTCGAGCTAACGGTATGCCAATTGCTTTCATCCGCTTACCTTCTTCCTTGAAATTGAAACATCTGTTGTTTGTACCAGCTCGCCTGCGGCCCCGTGCCCACCGGGAAAGCCCTGTGCGCCTCGGCCACCGTGATCGCGCCATTGCGCACCAGCGCCAGCAGCGCGGTGCGCCATCCGATGAAGCGCGGCGTGCGCGGAACGCCGAATTCGTCGAACCTCATCACCATCCATTCCGTCCCAAACGGCCATTGCAGCGTGGCCACCTGTACCGGCTCTTCCGCCGCCGCCTTCTGCCCCGGCATCAGAATCGGCTGGTCGCTGTGCGCCATCACCAGCAGGCTCACCCGTCCGGCCTTGTCCTCACGGTGCATCTTCTTCACATCCCGCGCAATCAGAATTCTCCCGCTGCCGATCGTTCGCACATAATACTGATTGTCCACCAGCACGCCTTCCACCCATTCCATCTGCTTTACCGGGTAATCGTGCACATTGCCGATCCGCGCCGGTTGCAGCAGGCCCATCGTCACCAGGCGCGTGTAAAAATCCAGCGGCGTCAGAATCTTTCCCTTGCGCGCTTCGAGCGCGTCATCCTCGCTCCAGCGTTCCTGCCCGTCCCAGCGTTGCAGCCTCCGGCTCTCTTCCACTGTCTCATGCATCATCGCGGCCAGTTCGGCATACTTCTGGCCGTTGACTTTGGCTTCGCTCTTCTCCGCCTCCATCCGCGCCAGCGCCTCCACCACGCGCGGATGCTGCCCAATCACCAAGCTCTGATCCGTCCGGTCAAAGTCCTCCTGGCTCCAGGGCTTTACATCAGGTGTAACGCCGTCACGTAGCGCCAACCCAGGCACGGCGTCCAGCTCGGTCTCCTGCTCCCGGCTCAGCTTCCACCGGCCGCCCTCGATCTCGTCCGCCGCCAGCCGCACCGCCTTGTCGCCGTCCGTCTCCTTGGGCGCGCTCTGGTGCCTGCGGTCAATGTGAATCGCGGGCATCTTGTCAACCGTTTCGCTCATCGTTCACCCCAGATCTCCAACTGCAGAGAAACGCCCTCTTCCACCGTCAGCGCTATCATTTCCATTCATCTTCCACCGTAAAACCCCGCGTGGCCACCGCAACCGCTTCATATCTCGTCGATTGCCATGCCGGGTTGTTTGGATCCACACGGCGCTCGATCAGTTCGCCCAGCGCCTCGGCTAATTCTTCGCTGATGCGCTTCACTTTAGGATGCTGCTCCGGAAACTGAACAATCCGGAGTTCCGCCAGCCTCATCTCTTCCAGCCGCTCGGTGGAAATCATCCCTCCACCGTCCCTTCCAGCGGGATGCTGCTCGCCTTCCGCAGTTCGATCAACTCTTGCAGCGCCTTGCCCACATCCGCCCAGCTTTTGCGGATCTGCGGCCAGCCCTTCTTCGACCGCGCCACAGCCACATCATGCAGCCCCTTCAGTTGCTCGTCAGTGATCCGTTTCTGATCCCTGATCTCTGATCCCTGATCCCTGTCTTCCCTCATTGCTCCGATCCCCCTTCTTCCTTTGGTGCCTCTTCCGCCTGTTGTTCCCGGCTGGCGTCCGTCTGGTTCTTTTGAATCATCTCCGCGATAAACGGCCCGTAGCGTTTCGCCGTAGCCCCGCTCTCCAGCGCAAACATGAAGTTCTGCGCAATCTTCGGGTTCGCCTTGATCGCGTTCATCACCGCGTGTGTGGCCTCGTAGCCAGCCTCTCCTGCGGCCATTCCCCAATATGGAGTCATTCCTGCCGCGTGGGCTGCTAAACCTCCAATTGCCACCACCCCTGCTCGCTTCCCGAGGCCGATCATTCTTTGCGCTGGCGGCTTTGCGGTTGGTGCTGCCTGCTCCATCCTCTCCAACTCCTGCGCCACTGTCCGCACTCCTCCATTGAACACTTGCCGCTGTTTGTCGGTCATGTTCCTCTCGGCAATTTGCTCCAGCGTGTCCAGTCTTCCCGGCCCTAGAACCTGTTCGAGTTTTGGACGCGTGTAATCCTTCACTAGACGCAATAGATCGTTGTGCAGTCCCTTTCCATTGATGCCGCGTTGCGCGTTGCTTACTTCGCTCGCTCCAGGCAGCCCGCGCAAATTCCTGTCTAATGTGTTGCCTATATCACGCAAGATGTAGCTTTGCGTCCAACTGGCCTTCACGGCGGGCAACTCTTCCATCCCCGCTTCGCCCATGTGGCCGTTGAGTAGATCCTCCATCTCATTCAATTTTTCGATATAAGCGCCCTTTTCATCGTTCCCGCCCTTCCACGCGGCTTTCTGTGCTTTGGCAACTTCCTTGTTCAGGTCGCGGAACCTTCCATCTGTAGCTTTGTCGAGCGCGTCGTAGGCCTCATCGTTTACTTCAGTCAGACGATCCGCTGCCCCAGTAAAGTCGTGTGTGGTATTCAAAATATGATCCACATCGATAACTTTCGCTCCCGAAGCCAGCATAGGCTGAGCGTTTCCGCGCGCCGCGTTGATAGCTTCCATGTGCGGCTTAGCCGCGCCGCGCGCCACATCGCTATAAGTTGCGCTGTCCGCTGCCCGCGCTTCTTCCGTTGCGCGATTCGCCGCTGCTGCGCTCTCGGTTGCGGTTTGTACTCTTGCTGCCGCAGTTCCCGCCCGCGCCGTCTTGATCGCCGCTCCCCCCGCTCCCAGTGTGCTCAATCCCCCGCTCAACAGCCCCGTCTCACCCGCCGCCGTCGCCGCCGCCCCGGCATCGCCTCCGGTCTTGGCGTATGTCTGCGCGCCCGCAATCGTTCCCTGCTTCACAACGGTCGAACCGATCTTCAGCACCTTCGCCAGCATTGGATACTTTCCCAGCATCTGGGCCAAACCAGTCATGTTTTTCAGCTTCTCGGCAAGCGCCAGCCCCTCCGCGCCTTTCCCCAGCAAGCTAAGCAGTTCTTCGCCAGTGAAATACTCGGCCACGTTTTCTGAGGCCTCTCCTACTCCTTGTACCGCCCCCTTTGTAGGCTTGGCGGCCGCTAATTGCAATTCCGTTTCAAAGCGAGTCCTCGGCGTCCTGTCCAGTCCGGTCACCGTCTTGTCCACTCCGGTTCCGACTCCAACAAGCGCATTCACCGGCGCGGCAATCCATGGATGCTGGTCCAGATACTGCTCCACGCGTCCTTCGCTCAGCGGATCGGCGGCATGGTCGCGCGCATATTTTTGCAGCGTTCCCTTGTCGGCAAAGAGATAGCCGTTCTGAATCAATGTCTGGACTTTGCTATAAGGAATCTGCACCGCTCGCCCATCCGGAGAGAGCATCGCGTACAACCCTTCATTGTTTGGGTTCGCTGGGTTGGCTGGTTGTGCCGTCTGCGCCGGTTGCGCGCCTGAACCACTGGCGTTTATCGGCACAAATCCCGGCGGCGGTGGCGGCGCGTTACCGGCCTGAGAAGTGTCCTGATTCATCGGGACGAATCCCGGAGGAGGAGGAGGCGGTTGCGGAGTGCCATTCTGAGCTTGCGGGTCCATCTACTTCACCGCCTGACCTGTCTTCGTGTCCACATACTGCTGTCCGTTCCAGCCAATCGTCTGTCCAGTCTGCGGATTGGTGTGCAGGTTAGTCAGCGCGGGTGCGGAAGAAGTTGCCGCGCTTTTCGGGTTATAAGCTTTGTCTAATTCATTCCATGCCTGCTGTCCTTCCGGAGAAATCCACGGGAATTTTGCTTCATAGGCTTCACTCGGAGCTGCGTTCTTCCACTGCTGCCTGAAAGAGTTGAATTTTTCTTTCATCGACGCAACCTGCGTTTTGATTGCGGCATCTCGGTTCCCCGGCAGTGTGGATCCAAGTGTCGCCAAGACGCGCTCGGCGGCGGGGATGTTCTGATCTCCGTAAAATTTATTCAACTCCGGAGCTAACGTGTTGAGTTGATTGTGGTAGGCGGTATAGGCGGGAGTTCCGTAAATGTGGCTCGCGGGGGTATTGAGCTTGCGCAGTTGATTCAGATGAGCCAGCACTGTTCCGCCAGAGTTAAGTTGTCTCCCAACGTCACCCGATGTGAACTCCTTTTCAGCAGCCACATAGGCGTCAATTTTCCCACCATCGAAGCCCGGATACTTCGCAGAAACAGCCTCCAGCAATGCCGGATTTCTGGCTGCTAGATAAGCCATGCGTCCTACCGGCATCTGCCCTGTTCCCATCATGTCTACCAGCGGACCGCTGGTTTCCTTATTCTTCGCCGCCTCGTCGTCAGCTTTAGCTTGCTTTTCATGTGCCCCGGCCCAGGCATCCGCTGTCTCCGCTTTTAGGTGTGCAGACTCTTCTGGGGAAAGCGGCTTCGCCACTGGATGCAGCTTCTCTTGCGCGGCGGCTTTGTGCTCGTCAATCACGCTCTGGTCAAGCTGATACTTTTGCCGGGCATTCCCCGCCGCGGCATACAGCGCGTTCACATCGCCCTGCTTCATCGGCCCAGCGCTCTTCTGGTATTCAATATCATTCTTGACCGGATTGAAAAAAGGAACTTCCGTGCCTGCCGGCAGCATCTCTTCGTCGCTGCCGGGCACTTTCTTGTAAATATCAAACCCGTTCGGCTTGCCGTCTGCCCCGTAAGTGGCAACCGGCGTGTATATCGCCATCTTCGCCTGATCCTGGTTGAACTGCGGAGTGTCGCGCATGAACTTGGTCAATTCCTGCAAGTTCGCGGCGTGTCCAACTTGGGTTGCTCCCGCGGCTGTCAGCCGGTCCGCCTGTTTTTCGCTGAACTCGATGTCGTGTTGCTGACCCTCGATGCCTTTGCGCGTCAGTTCCAAGGCGTTGGCAGCCGTCTGGTGATTCAATGCTGAGATATTCGCCAACTGCACCAACTCCTGCGTTGGCGCTTCCTGCCGCTGCTGCTGAAGCTTCTCTCCGGCCTGCACGCCCGCGCCCAGCGCCGCTCCTTCGCTGCCGGCTCCGCGTTGCGACATTCCCGCCGCCGCGCCCAGCAGCGCCTCCGCGCCAATTCGCAGCCATTGCTTTCCATTTGAGAATCCCGGCTGCCCGCGTACCGGCTCATGCTCCAGATAAACGCTGCCGTCCGCTGCCTGGCGCACCTTGCTGGTCGGCGTTCCGGCCAGCGAGTCAATCATCTTGTCCATGAACCCGCGCAGCCCCGGAGCATAAACCGGCTTCGCCTCCGCCGGCGGCGCGGCCACAGCCGTAACTGCCGGCGGAGGCACTGGGGCGGCGTTAGGAGTCGAGGCAGTTGGTTGAGCCGGTGAAGCGCTCGCGCTTGTTCCTGCCGTCGCGGCTGCCTGCTGCCAGCTCTTGTCGCCGCTGCCCATGTCCCCGCTGGGCGGCGGCGCGCTCGGCGTCGATGCCGCCGGTGCCGGTGTTGCCATCGCTGTTGCGCCGCCTTGTGTCGGATCGTCCATCGCTCACCTATCCCATTAAAGCTATGCCTGCAACACTTCCTGCCGCTCCTATTGCCGCATTCATCCAGCTATTGTTTTCCTGGGCAATCGTGTTGGCTTCGCTTCCCGCGGCGCTCTCCGAGTTGATCTCCGCGCTCGAATATGCGATCGGGTTTTCTCCCGCCGCAATCGCCATCTCGCCCTGCTCCGCATTGGTGAAGTTTTCCCGGCCTGTCTGGTAGTTCGCGCTCTGGATCTGCGTCTCTTCCGAACTTTCCTGCTCCGCGGCGCTGTTAGCTACCTGTTGCTTCAATTGCGTCTGCGCCCCACTCGGAAGCGGATTGTCGCCGCCGCCCTCGGCCGCCAGATTCTCGCCAACCGCCTTGCCAGCCGCGCTGTAATTCTCGGCTGTGCCTTCCACCGCCTGCGCATTCAGAGTATTCAGCTCCGCGGGGCTCATTCCCTGCTGATTCGGTCCCGCATTCAATATCGGGTCCAGCACAGACTTCACCTGAGCATAGAGCGCCGTCTGGCGGGCGTACTGCTGCGCTTGCTGCTGGTTATATTCCTGCATGGTCTGTATGTCTTCCTGCTGAATCGTGTCTTGAGCGCCAGAAGCACACATATTACACCCCTTCCATCTTTTCGGCTCGCTTCTCAGGATGCAACACCCTACGCAGCCTTATATAGCCGTTTTGCAACTCTGTCCCGTCCACTATAAACCCTAAACGCTTCTGGCAGAAAGCAATTAGTTTCGGCTGCCGGCTGTCAAAGAACATTTCCTCCGCTCCACTCTGCTCGAGCACCGGCGCCAGCCAAGCCGTTCCCTCCATCAGCGCCTGCCGGGTCCGCTCCCGGTCCTCCTCCGTCGCGCATGGCATGAACTGGATAAACACCTCGGCGATGATCTTCATTACCGGCGGTCTCACTTCTTCAATCGTCTCCTGGCTTAGACCCACAAGTTGTATTGGGAGCGGGTTCTGATCGATTATCTTTACGATCATAAGGCGCGTCTTGAAGAAAAACACCGGCCCCTGGCTATCCTCCACCACCACGGAATCTATCCCCGGTTGCTGCTCCAGCCAGAATGCGGGATCGATCTTGCCCGCATGGTCCTCGTCCCGTGCTGTCCATTGCTCAGCCAGCATGCGGTCCTCTTCCCACGCTGGCCGCAGTGTGTAGGCTGAGAATCGCAAAGTGGAAAGTGCTGTCATGCTCGCCCCTAGCCGATCACTTCGTTGGTGAGCACAGAATCCGGCGTCAGTCCCGTCCACTTGCAGACATTCGCGATGTAGGATTCCGTCTGATTCTCAACTGGGGGTGCCCACTTGTTGAGAGCTTCCGCCACCGTCAAGCCGTTATACCCAATCTGGAGCAACTCTCGCATGGCTTGAAACCCTGCCTCCGGCGTGGCCCAGTGAGCAAATCGGTTGCCATCTGTGTGCAGCGCTCCATGAGTCCGGGCAAACTCGCCTTCCTCGATATTGCCGGGATTGTTGCGCCGCTGCGCCAGCGAACCGGCAACCTCAAACCCTTCCTCACGCGCAATCGCTTCGATGAAAGTCATTGTTTTACGCCTCCCGGCGCTGGTGTACTGGGTTTAGTGATCATTCGGTTCGACAAATACAAATTGTGGACTGCCCATGGCGCTGTTGTGCTGATATCCACGGAGGTCAGGAGATGCGCCCACCTCCGGTGATGATGCCTGGTGAGCATCCGGGAAAAATACCAGTCCACCACCACTGTCCCGGCAGAGTACGCTGCCATTGCCGGAACGTGGTCTGCGATGGCGGAGGGCAGAAATAGTTCCCGGTTGCCGTTCTGGAGCATATGGTGTGTTGAATACACGTCCAGGCCCCGTACTCCCGCATCAGTTGCCAGCAGACCCCACTCTACATGGTCAATCTGTTGTGGCTTGGGGGCTTCCGGCCACTGAGCATAAAGTGGGGCAGCCAAAAGTAAGATCAGAGCGATTTTCATTGCTGTTTACGCTCCTCTTCCTTCGCCCCGTAAATCGCAAACTCCAGCAGCTCGTCAGCCGCCGCCTGCGAACCGTAATCAAACTTCAGCAGAATTGAATCGCTCTTCATCACTGCTGCGCCCTGTTGCCCACTGTATCGATCGCTGTACACAGTCTGGCTCGGCGGCTGATCCGCCGGGTCAGGCGCCGTTGGCTGCAACACGGTCCATGGCGTATTGGCGGTTGCCGCGATCTCACCCATCAGCACGCTCACCACCGGCCTTGAACCCACCGCCGCGCTCTTCGCGGCAATCCATGCCACCTCGCTCACCGCGCCAGTCGAGCACAGCGGAATGACGCCCTTCGTGTCCCATGCCGGGTAAGCATTCCCATTGTCCGCCCAAGCTGTCTGCGTCACATCGCGCATCAAGATCGGCCCTCCGCCCGTTGGAGGTCCAATCAGCAAGTGGAAGACTCCGGGGCTTACTTCCACGCTCTGCACTGCGCTAGTGCCGCCCGCAATCGCCGCCCGCGGACTCCATACCAGTCCGCTCTCCGGCGGGCTTACCGCGCCCATTCTGAACCAGCCCACAGCCCCATCCGCCACATACATTCCCACATCGCGCGTGTTGGCGATATTCCAACTCAAATAACTTGTCGCCGGATTGTAGAGCGCCGCGCTGATGCCTCCCGTGGTCACCTTCAAAAACTGATCTCCAATCGGCAGCCCCACTTCGTTGTAGCCGCTCTGCGGGTTGAAGGGATAGGTCACAGTCAGCGAGCTTACCCGCCCATTTGACTCCATCAGGTTGATTTCCGTGCCCAGCACGTCTTCCACGTTGTAGCCGCCCAGGATGATCTTGTCGGCATATTTTGTGGTATAGAACGGATTGCTCGATGTGCCGATTCCCAGGATGATCCAGATCCCGCTGGTTGTGTAAACCAGTATGCCGCCGTTCTGCACCGTGATCGGACGCAGCTTGATCACCTTGCCGATGAAGGCAATAAAATTCAGCGGCGGCCACGCTGTGTTTCCGTTGCCCACCAGCGTGTCCGGCCCTCCGGAGTAGTAAACCAGGTTGCCGACAAATCCCCACGTCCGCTGCAAGTGATTAGCCATGCCTGTAATCCCGGCCGGCGGCGGATTATTCGCGCTCGCCACCGGCGCGGCGATAAAAGCGTTCAGCGCCCTTGCGCCGTTCGTTGACGTGTCGGGTATCCCTTGCTCGGCATAAGTGAAACTCGAAGCCCCGTAGAGGTAGAGGTCGATCGGGTACTGGTCTTCGAGAATCAACGTGCTTTCGCCCTGTGGCGTGCGCCAGATCCATATCTGATCGATCTGGGTATCCGGTTGAAATGTACCGTTTAGAGAGAGGTATGACGAACTGGCTTTCCCTAGGATTCCTCCTTGAATCGTCACAGGCAAAGATGCTGTCGAAACCGAACCATCAATGGCATGAGTTGAAAAAGAGTAGCTGATACTTGCTGTCGTCCACACCACGCCCGGTCCTACGCATGTCCAGGTCAAAGCTCCATCGCTAGTGGTTGTTCCAATGGTCGTTGCCCAGGTTGTTGGCGGCGATCCTCCGGAATTTCCACCAGTTCCGTTAGTCACAACTTGTAAATTCTGATTTGAATCGAGAATCGCACAGGTTTGAACTGAACCCGGAAGTCCAAAGGCTGTTACTGGCGACCAGACGCCTACAATCCCAAAATTCCACCAGATAGCATTACCATCAATCGTTATTGCAAAACCGTTTGTTGAAGTCTGAGGATTCCATTTTGGATAAGATAGACCTGTTGTATATGCAGGAAGACCACCTGTGTAGTTCATGATCACGTGCAGATTCTGATTAGGGTCCAGCACGCTGTAGTAGGCTCCAAGCGTTGCATTCGCTTGCCAGAACCGAGAGCCGTTATACGGCGTCACTGTCGGTTGCGTGGGTTGAGGGAGCCCCCAATTCTCAACTGCCGTCCCATAGCACTTCCACTGCTGGCCTCCATCGGCTGTTACCGCATACTGCGTTCCGCTGAAGCTCGGCGGGGTTGCTCCTGTTATCCCGTTTCCAGTCGTCGCCTGGCCGGTATCTGGGGTAACCGGTCCAGCCGCATGTAACAGTCCTGGCACCTCTACACACCCTAGCGTGGAGGATGATATAGATTGGATCGTCTTCGTCTGTCCGTTCAGCGATGTATAGTTGGTCAGCCCTGAGAAAGTGATGCTCGCGCCTAGCAGGTTGGCAAATTGATCGGGAATACTATTCAGATCGAAATAGATCAAAATTCCACTCGTGGAGAGATTTTGCGTGGCAACAATCGGCAATGTGATGCCGCCCAGCGCCATCTGCATATTGCCAGGTTCCGTGCCCACGTTGATCAGCGTTCCCGGCAGCACATTTGTGCTCGCCTGCCATCCGGCATTGTTCAGCCACTTCTTCTGATCCACGCCGTCGCCCATGAACAGTTCCGTATTCACATTCATGAAGCACATCGGTCCCGCGCCCGCCGATTTGGTAAAGATATTGGCATTGGTTCCCGCGGTTGCGTCCCAGATATTCCCGTCGGTCCCGTCCAGCAACACGCGCACCGATTCAATGCCATCCTGGATGCTTTTGAAGCTGAAAAAGCTCAGCGTCGGTGGAAAGGTTGCGGCGTTGTAAACCGCCGTTCCCGGTCGCCGCTTGTCAGTCAGGTTTACTGAGATCTCACGGTTCAACCCGTCCAGCATCTGATCGAAGTGAATACCGGAATAGAATCTCCGCATCAGATAAGAGCTGATGCCGTCGCTGTAGGGACTTCTTTGCGTGCGCAACCCGGCAAACTGCTCCGCGCTCGGCGTCAGCGCGGCATAGCGCGTTGGGTCGTGAATCGCTCCTGCCGATTCAAAAGGTCCAGCCATGGGTCGCGCCTCTCCAGTGGTCAGTGGTTAGTTGTCAGTGGTCAGTATTTTTTACCGTTGGCAGCTAACCGCGCCTCATGTTTGTGATCTTCTCGCACCGCATTGAACGCCGTTTTTTCTTGATAGGCGCCTTCTAAATCGAAGTTAAATCGGGCCGCTAGATCAAAGATCCGAATCAAGCAATCAGCAAGCTCGACTTCCACCATTTTTCGATGCGGAAGTTTGTCGTCGTCGAGATTTCTACGGTGCCCTTCCAGTGCTTCCGATAGTTCTGAATGGCAGAGAGCGATAAGTTCTCCGAAGTTTCGATTGATCGGCTCTCCGGTAGCTGGGTTCTGCCACCACTTCAAATTAGCCGCATGAGATTGCTTTGCATAATCGTTTAAGTCCATTCTGATCCCCTTTCTCATCCATTCCATCATTCAAACAGGTTGATCGATAATAGAATTAAATTACCATCATACCGCGTTACGCAGTCAACTGTTTATTTTGCCAGCCCCGCCATGCCCGACTTCACCGCGTCCTGGCTCTTAGCCAGCGTCTGCATCAGCCGGTCCCACTCGCCCGCGAAGATCGCAATCGCCTGCACGCTCAGCCCGGTCTGCGCACCCAGCAGCGCGCTCACTCCAAGCTGGCTCCAGAATGGCGTTCTCGGATCGCTTACCAGGTTGCCCGCCAGCGCCAGAAAGAGCTGATTGTAGATATAGCCGTACTCATCCGGAAGCGGCGCCCAGGTGCTTCCAAAACTGCTCGCCACCGGCGCTTTGCGCTGATAATCGATGTACACCGTATCGTTGTCTGTGGGTATGGCGTCGAAGCGGAAGGTGATGTTCCCGGCATTGTCGTCGTACACCGGCGCCATGGTCTTTGGCCGGTAACTAACCGTCGTCTTGGCCAGCGCCTCTGCGCCTTCCAGCGCGTGAATCTTGCCGCTCGCGTCCATGAGCCACAGCTTTTCTATCCATCCCAGGTCGCCCACCACCGCGCTGTAATCCGTTCCGCCAGCCGTCGTAATCGGAAAATTCAGGTTTCCGCGATTGAACCGCCATTTCATCGGCGGCCCCAGCACGCGCCCCAGCACCAGGTTCGCAAAGGTCAGACCCGGCTCCCAGTTTGAGACATTCAACGGCTGCTGCTTCAGGATCGTCGCCACCCAGTTCACTGAGTCCTGAATTGTCTTGGTGCAAGCCATTAGTTCACCGCCTGTGAACAGGGATCAGGGATCAGGGAACAGGGAACAGAAAAGGCCCCCTGTGGTTTGAAGGTTCGCGCGATGTGTTGCGCCAGCGCGAACGGTATTTTTGCGATCATGGCGCTTGCGGCCTTGCGGGAGCTGGACTTGCTTCCATGCTTCCTTTGCTCTGAGCAGTTCTCTCCAGAACCAAACCAATCTCCGCCAAGGCCGCAATAGAGGTCGATGCAGACGGGTTTTACTGTTCCCTGTTCCCTGTTCCCTGTTTTCTGCACTTCTCATCCCTTCCATCAATCAAACAGGCATATCCGCGGTATAGCGGTAGTTTCCTGGCCAGATATTGTCTACCGGGCTTGTGGCGGGCAGCAGCCCGTAGGCGTTCGGTTCCTTGTCCGCCTGCTTGGCTGCATCCTTCAATCCCGCCAGCCAGATCGGGTACTCCTGCAAAAATTCCTTGCGGTCGGCGGGGTTGCTGCTCGCGCCCTTACATTGGTATGCGAATGCCCTGCGGAAGTGGCGCGCATAGCTGTCCGGAATCGGATTGATCATCGTCTTGATCGAAGTGATCTTGGGCGGCTCCATCTGGTAGCTCGGAATCATCTGGTACACCGGCCCCGCCTGGTTCGGCAACGGCCAGATCCTGAATCCCTGGCTCGTCCCACTTACAACCGTCCATACGCAGCTTCCATCCGTCACCGTGACACCTTCCGCGGCTCCGGCTACCGCCGTTGGCTGCGTTAGGCCGGTGGTCCCAAACGTCGTCAGAATCAGGTAATTCCCGTTGGCGTCGATGAAGTTCATGATCGGATTCGGCGCCACCGCTCCAATCGTGATCAGCGGCGAATATGTCACGCCCGCCCCCGGCCAACTTCCGTAGCTCAGATCGCTGTTGTACATCCAGCAGATCGCCGTCGGGCCGCCCAGCACGCCGCCAAACTGCGCGCTTACCCGGCTCAGTTGCCGCTTCCACTTCGGCGAGCTTGGTACATTCACCGGCTTGGGAATCATTGTATTGTTAATGTCGATCTTGTCGCAGTCATCGCCCCAGCCGATTGGCCCGGCACTCTGCGCCAATTGCGGATAGTCCTGCTGAAAGGTATTGGTCAGGAAGGGCGCGGCAAAGGCGCGGTTGAACTTCCAGTTGAAGCGCTCCGCGATCAGATCAGCCATGGTATCGTTCGCCAGGCCAAGAATCAGATCGAGGTTGAAACCGCTGGGCGCGGTGCGCGGATCGTAGATTCCTCTGGCGGCTTGCTCATCCAGGATGGTCTCGATGCTGAGCGTACTGTTTCCCATCGCGTTATAATCCCTTCAACCGCCAACCTCTTCAACATCCTCGCAACCCATCCCGCCGTTGGCAAAAAGGCCGGAGGAATCTGGCTGTTTTGCGGGCAACGTGCAGTGTGGATCTGGGGATCGGAAACTGCACGTTGCCACTCGCGCGACCGGCTGGAATGGACAGCCTATCCCGCGTCTTGTACGCCTTCCTGGATTACTGGAAGGCTACCTTGATGCTCGAAAGCACCGGCGTGGGCGGAGGAACGACGGGAATAGCGACCGTCACCGCTTCCGTATCGGTCAAAGACAGCCCTTCGGCTGTGGTCAGCGTCGCGGTGATGTTTGCCACGCCGTTGGCGACTGCGGTCGTCAGGCCGGTTGCGGGATCGAAAGTCACAATGGCGCTGGCCGTGTCGTCGGAACTCAACGTAGCGGCCGGCATGGCGCCTGTGAACGGTTGGCCGAACTGGTCATAGCCCAGAACTGAGGCTGTGACCTGCTGGCCGGCGGAGGTGAGGGTAACTGGTCCTGCTGTTGCCATGGAAACTCCTTGGAACTTGATTTTGATGTTGGTGAGAGTTGCCGGTTCTTCTTCCTTGACGAGCTTGCGGAGCAGCCGAACGATGTCTTTCAGCAGCCTGTGATTTTCGACTTCTATCTCTTCATGCCGCATGACTCCTCCGCAAATGTTCAAATCCTACTCTCTCCGCCGTTCTCCCGGCGATCAAAAGAATACATCCACGCTTAGGCGACAACCTCGATAGTTGCCAGCCGCAACTGCGCGCTGGTCACCGTCGAACTGGCCGCAATTGTTACTAGCAGGGTCAGCGCCGTGGTCAGGTTTACCGCGCTCGAAACCGCCACGTTGGTGTCCGTGTAGGCGGCTATAGCCGCTGCGGCTACAGCCGTAATTCCTGCGGAAACCATGCCGTGCGACTCGATTGTTCCCGCGGTTCCCGTTGAGGCTACAGTCATCTCAAACGAGATCTGGAACGGAATATTGGTTCCGCTGCCCGCCGTGTTGGCGGTGGTAATCGAGGCCAGCGTCACGCCTCCCAGCGTCAAAGCGAAAGTCAGGTTTGGCGTTGCGGCTGGCGTGGTAAAAATGCCGTATCCAGTGATCAGCAAAGTTCTCCCCGCACGATTCAGGAATCCCGCGTTCAGAGCTTTGCTGATCAGGTTCTGTGCGGTGGTGATGGCCGTCAAAGCTGTCTGCGCATTGATGACGGTCAAGGCTGTCTGCAATGCCGACTCCTGGGCCGCCGAGCCCACGGTGTTCACCACATTGTTCTGCTGGTCGAAGCTGAATCCGTTCGGTGCCGCCGCACCGTTGACTCCAGTGGCGTTCAGCGGTCCCTTGGTAATCGTCGCAAATGGCATTGTCTCTCCTCGCTCTCTCAAAATGCCGTCGTGTCAGCTACAGGCTGACATTGCTATCGCATCGCCGGAATCACAGGGCTTCCATCCTCGTCGGTGAAGTCCCATGCCGGTCCCACCATCGGTGGCAAACCGGTGCCCAGCGCATCCTCTTTCAGCTCGTTGTGCCGCTCCAGGTCTTCCTGGTACTGCTGCACACGCGTGCGTACTTCGCTGGCGGTCTCCAGTCTGAGCACGCCGTCAACCTTCACTTCCTGCGGCTTGCTGCTCTTGCGGTTTGGGTTGGGCGTCAGATTCTTCATCCCGCACCATACGCACTGAATCAGCCACATCCAACTGAAGCCGATGCGGCTGGCGCTCAGGCAGCTTCCCCCTACGCCCTTGCCCATCACGTTGCCCGGCTGCACGCCTGCCTGATGCTTGCACTTACGCTCGCGCTTCGCCTGGTCGTCAATCGCAGCCTTGGCTTGCATCTGCGCCTGCTCGCGCTTGCGTTTCCGATCCTCTTCGGTCTCCTTATAAACGGCGGATTCCTTCTTGGTCCGGTCCAGCATCATCATCTCGCGCTCGAACTGCGCATCCAGCAGCAGCGCCTGCTTCTCTTCGATCGTCAGTTTCTTAGGGTCAGCCATGGTTCGCTCCAATTTTTCTGGACGCCCTCCGCGCTCTCAGCGTCCAGTCTTTCATCAGGGGCGGAATCAGGAAAAGCGGCAACGCGATTTGCCAATGTTGCGTTCGGTAGCGCGTACCGTACAGGTCCAGCTTGCTATGGCATAGGCTGGAAGTCCGTGCCCGCCTGTCCTTCGCTGTTTTGAAGGGGACGGCTAAGGCATGCTCTCTATCCTCGCGTTGTCTTCCCGACTCCTGTTTGAGATTCCTTTACGTGGTTTGAGGAACAGCAATTGCAATCCTCGCACGGCTGGTGTTATCCGGGCTGGGTCCAATGCCGCTGATCATGTTGTAGCTGGTCCCAGCCGCAATCACGCCGGCGCCGTCGTAGGCGCTGCGCGCGTACTCGCCGGCCCACAGGTCCAGGTTCTTCCAGTTCACGCCGGGGTTGGTGTGCCGCGCGCTCTCCAGCGTCACCCGCACCATCGCGTCTTCGCCGGCCAAATAGGTCGAGTAGCCGGTCAAGCCGCTGCCCTGCCAGTTGGTCGTCGCGGTGCAGTTGGTGCTCGGGAACCAGTCGCCGCCAAACAGCCGCAGAATGCCGACACTCTTCTCGCCCTCGTCCTCGTCGGTCAGCTCTTCCAGCTTGGTTTGGCCCTCACCGGTGTGCTTCAGCATATCCACGATGCTGTTATTGGTGTTGTCCAGCGCCGTCATGTCGCCGATCAACGCGGGCAGAATCTTGCCGATAAACCGTCCCGCTGACGGCATCGGAAGCACCTTGGCCTGGAAGAGACTGGCGGGTATCTGCTCGATGATCTGCTTGGTAAAGGCATAGAGCGGCCCGATAGTCGAGTCCTGATTTGTGGTGTTGGTGTCCAGCGTCCGCAGATAATCGAAGTTGGCCATGATCAGGTCGTCGTAGGTTTGCCCCAGCACATAGGCCAGCATCTTGCGATAGTTCATCAGGTCGTCGGAGATCGAAGTCATGAACGTGAAATCGCTGAAGTTGAGGTAGTTGGCCCACTGTCCCAGCTGAATGTCGCGGGAGTTGCAGCTCACGGTCACCGGAGAGCCAATCGTTCCCTGCGTCTGCTGCGGCATACTCGCGCCCAGCACCGTCAGCATGAAGTTGCGGAAGGTCATACCCGACTTCGCCGGCTGCGTCATGTGCGTGCACATCCGGTACATAAACAGATTGGCCGCCAGCCATTTCATAAAGGCTTTGTTGTAGTGAACCGTCAGCGAGGCCTGTGGCATATTGCCGGTCTGTTGGCTCGCCGGGCTGGCGCCGTCACAGAACACGGAGCAATGCGCAGCCTGGGAGGCCATGTTCAACATCAAACTCCCGGTCACCGCGATAGCTCCGCCGATGGATGCAATGATCTGCATCACGGTATAAAGCGTCCACGCCATAGCGTGGGAAATCTTGTACTGCGTTTGCTCCTTCATGGTTCCATCTCCCGCTCAGGCAATCGCCTGCGCTCCGGAGTACCAGTATTCGCACGCCTCCACATACTCTTTGTGGCGCGGATGCCCCGGCTGATTCAGCGCCGCGGTCTCCTTGGTCGTGAGCTTACTGATCTCCTCAAGGCTGTACTTCGGCTTCCATTGTGGCTGCTGCGGTGCGCCCAGCCGGTTGCTTCTGTGGCTGCTCGCGCTCACAACGCCGTTTGTTGGCCTCTCCGGTACAACTTCCAGGGTTCCCCCTGGCTGCGCTGTTGAGGTTTGATGGTTATCATTCGCCGAGGCCTTGGGCGTAACGTCGCTCTCCGTCAGGAGGTCGCCGCGTCCTTCAAGGTATCGGTAGGTATTGTCGAGCACTTCCAGCGTGATCCGCGTAATATCGTTGCCCACCGAAAGCAGAGCCGATGTGATCAACAGATTGCGATTGAACTGGTGCCCGTAAAATTCAGGGTGATTCGCGCTCCACTGCCGGCAGATCGCCAGGTAGCTCTCCTGCGCATCGGCGCGCTTGGCCCGCTCGCTCTCCGCCAGCCGGTAGGCCGCGTCCGCGCTCTTGGCCGGGTTCTGCAAATCCTGCGTCAGCCGCATCGTCTCGTCCGGAGTCAAGATCGCCGGATTCGGCGCGGTTGGTGCGGGCGGCCTCTGCGTCGGTCCTTGATCCCTGACCACTGACCCCTGATCCCTGCCACGCGCCAGCGTGGCCTGCGCCGTCATCATCGTGCGCTCGATCTTCGAGAAGATCTCCGCCTCGGTGCGTCCATACACGCGGATCGGCGTCGATCCGTCCTCCGGGTCTACCACCCGGCACAGCCGCCCGTCGGTGATCGGCGTCCCATCCGTCTTCGTCGTCGTCCAATAAGCGTTCATTCTGACCCCTGATCCCTGACCCCTGATCCCTGACTACGCTTCAGCGCCGCAATCTCCTGCTCCACCGCCGCCTGGTCCAGCCTCATCTGCTCCTGAAACATCGCCAGATTCGCCCATCCCAGCGCAATCTCCCGCTCCCGCTCCAGTGGATTACTCTTCGAAGCGATAATACTCGCCTGCTCCATTCGGTGTAAAGTGCGATTTCTAAGCCGCTTCAGCACCCGCCAGCCCGGCTCCATCGTCAGCCGCGCCAGATCCTCGCGCTCGGCGTCCGTCAGCGGCCGGTCTGGGTTATCTGGCGACCACGCCTCGGCAATTTCCGCCAAGGCCTCCGGCTCGTCCATCACCCCGGCCCTGATCCGCCGCAACTCCTCATTCAGCGGCACCCCGTTTTGGAAGTCCTCAAGACGAGGCATTTCGATCCCCCTATCCGTTCATCCCCGGCACGCCCTGCTCCAGCTCGCGCTCGTCCGTCTTCCGTTCCAGCAACCCTTCGGCCCGCTCCATCGGTACACTTCCAGCCGCGTGCTCCGCCGCAATCGTTGCCAATTTGGTCGTCATGTCCACTTGCCCCTTGGCCTGCGTCTCCTGCAACTTGTTCTGCCCGCGCGCCTGCTCCACCGCGAGCTGCCCCTGCACCTTCTGCGCTCCAGGGCTGTTCTGTGCGAAGGTCTTCTTTTCCTCCGGCGTCATCGCGCGGAAGATGTTATCGATGTTGCCGTCCAGCTCGCTCATCCGGATAAGAATCCCAAAGAGAGCCTGGTAGTCCAGCACCATGCCGATCTGGTTATAGAACGCCTGAATCTGCGGCTGCTGCAAGATTTGCAGAATGAATGGAATCAACTGCTGGATCGCCTGTTTGGCCATCATCCGCTGCCCGGCCAGCACATCCACCGTAAACTCCGCATTCAAAAAAGCGTCGAAATCGATGCTCTTGATGATCGCGTCCGAGTACTTCTTGCGTAGAATCTGCCGGATCTCTTCCAGCGGCATCTTCAATCGCACCATGTCGATCAGGAAGTATATCCAGCGCTCCAGCGCCCAGCTCTCATAGAGCACCGGCTTGGCCACGCTCTCGTCCGCCTTGCCGCCCACGCGGTTCACGCCCGTCGCCGTCCGCATCGCAGAGCTGCCCGGACCGCCCAGGTTCCCCTGGACGGTAGTTGAATTAGCCCCCACCAGGTCCTCGCCGCCATGCAGCGCCATGTCCATCAACTTCCACGCCTCGGCAGGAATCTGCGGCTTCTCCAGATATGTCGCCGCCTTCCGAACATCACCATCCGGCCCCGGATCAACCTGCATGAAAGTCCCAAGTCCGGCCACAATGTTCTGCGTCGGCGCATTCTCACCCCTCCGGATCAGCAGCGGCGTGTTGAACCACATCCCAATCATCTTCAACACTTCGTTCAGCACGCCGGTTTCCATGCGCTGATCGTCCATGTTGAGCTTGCCGATTCCCATGCCATATCCGCTGCTCGGCACATTCCACCAGTTGAAGGTGTAGTGCAGCGCATGGTCTCCCATCTCGTGCTCATCATTGCGGATGGTCAACTTGCGCCCGTCGTAGCAGAGAATCGCCTGCGCCCGCTCGCCAGTCCACATCGTCAGCAGCATCAGCTTCGTCTCAAAGGGATTCACGCCGCGGTTCTTCCACTCGCCCGCCGCGTGCATCGCAAGGCTGCTTTGGCTATCCGCCAACCCTTCCGCCACAGTCGAGGGCGCCGCCGTTCCCGTCATGGGATTCTGGATGAAATAGTTGATCAGCGTCTCGTCGTCGGGAATCTGCTTGTAGCAGTCCAGAGCCCGCAACTGCTGCAAGTCTTGGAAGTTCACGTAATCGCAGTCGATCACATAGCTCGCGCTCTCTTCGGGCGCGTTTGGCGTCGACCAGTTCTCGTCGAAGAATGTAAAGCCCAATCGCCGAAAGTTCAAAAAGGGCCAACATTCCTTCACTCCCTCTTTCACTATTTCGAAGTCGTCGCTTTCCTTGGTCGCGATGCTCTGCTCGCCGCCGATCGGCAGTGTCGCCGTGGGTTCTGGCGTCTTCCGCTTGCGCCGTTTCTTGACGACTGTGCGTTCTTCCCATCCCGCCTGCAAGATGCCGGTCCCAAAGATCCGCGACTGCTCGCCGGCCAGCCCAAAGTTGTACTCCGTCTTAGCGCGCTTCATCAGCGTCCACAGCAACTGAGTCCACGCCTCGAGCAGCAGTTCGCTGGTCCCGCCCTCCGGTTGCAGCGCAAAGGGCTTCTGGTTTCCCCAGATGCCGCGATGCACCTGGTTGTCCATCGTGTTCGCGTTCTTGGCGATGATGTAGCGCGCAATCCGCACCGGCCGCCCATCCGCCGGCCGCATCCAGCGGTCATTGTTCTGGTTCTGGTAGTAGTAATCCGCCGCCTGCCAGTCCAGCAGCCATGAGTTCTGTTCGAGGTAGGTCTTCGAGTTCTGGTAGTTCCGCCACACCAGCTCGGCCACGGCGTCATCGCTGAAGACCGGCTCCGCTTTGCCGTCTGTCGAGACTTCCACATCCTCGCGCCGGATCTCGCCAATCTCGCGCTGCCCCACCGGCATCAGCGCATCCGCTCCCGATCCCGCCGCGCCGCCAGTGTCCGCGCCAATCACCGTGCCCGTGTTTTCCACATCGTACTCGCTAGCCATTGCTCACCGCCGGTTCGATCTCGATATGTCTTCCATTGAATTTAACCCAGATCGGGACCAACCCTTGATCTTTGAATCGTCCCGGTCTGCGATATTGACGCCCAAATTCTTCTTTCCATGTTTCATAGTTTTCGCGGATCGGCAAGACCCCACAAGGAAAAAGTTCCATACAGCGCTGCACGAGTTTGTCTTCAGCACCAACGATATCCCATCGTAGCTGATGGTCCTCTCGTTCTCCACAAATCCGCAGATAGGCCCACCATCCCGCGTAGGCAAATCCGAAAAGTCCGGGCTGATAGAAGCACCAAAGATAAGCAGCTCGGCGCAATGGATAATCTACAGTCAAAACTTGACGTAAGTGTTCGCGTTGTCTCTTGATTCGCTCGGCTTTTAGTTGTGCATAAGTAACAGGCTTTCCGTTGATGACGAACTTCACACCGCGTGGCAAAAAGCTTCCGGTCTGGTGAAACCGCTCAATCATAGTCAAGCCGTCGTTTATAGCGCAGGCACTAGCCATCCAAACCCCCTGGCAGAGGAGCAACGCCGCCCGTCGCCATCTTCACGTTCTCCAGAGCCATCATTGTGGCCAGCGCCTGCCGCTGCGCTTCCTCGCCCACTTGATTCATCCCCATTTGCCCAAAAATTTGTGACCACTGTTGGTCTTCCCGCTTGCGCCGCTGATACTCCAGCTCCTCTTCCGTCATCTCCGCGCGCCACAAGCTACTGGGCACCAGGTCCGTCGCCCGCGAAATGCAATCAACGATGCCGTTTTCTTGGAGGAGACCGAAATTCAGAAACTGGCGTCGGCAGTCCGCCAGGTGCTTCATGCGCGTGCTGAATAGCAGCATCCCCGCCTTCATCAGCGGCTCGGCCTTCTTCATCCGCCCCAGCCGCACATGATCGTCTTCCTCAAATGGAACCCACTGCACCCGCACACTGCGGTTCTGCCGCAATCCCTCATTGCGCAAGTCGGCGCCGATGAACTCCGTGCCCGGCGCGGCCTCGATCACCAGCGCGTCGGCCTCGTGCTCCTTCATCGCCTGCACAATCTTTGTCGCCCGCGCCGTCGGCGAGTAGATGCCCTTCCAGGCGTCCAGCACAAACAGCTTGCCGTTCACCACCCGCACCATCGCGCCTTCGTCGTAGGTGGCCATCACCGGCTTGCCGCCATATGGCGCGCGCCAGTAAAGCAGCGTCTCGCCTACCGGCGGAATCCGCTCCTCATCCATCTGCGCCGCCGCCCACATCGCCTCTGTGAACGTCACCACCGCCCCGCCCATCGGGTCATTCATCTGCTGGCACATGAAGGTTTCATAGTCGGCATAGAACAGATCGCGCAGGCTCTCATAATCCATCTCGCGCAGCTCGCCGAAGTCCACCGTCATCTCGTCTTCGCGCGGAAACTCGCCCGCCACCAGCCGTTCGCCGCTCTTCAGCGTCAGACTGCCCCGCACCAGGCACTTCCACTTGGCGGGGTTCATCGTCTCCAGCTCACTGCCGTAGAGGTCGAAAGGATGGTAGCGCGTCCCACGAATGTTCATGTACCCGCCGGCGCGCAGCAGATTCTTGTTCGTCTGGTGGGTCGATTTCAGCTTGTTGCGGATCTCGTCGGTCGCGCCGATCCCGCTGTTCACCGCGTCCACCGCGTCGTCCACGTTCATCAGGAAAGGATGCCATCCGGCCTGGGCGCTCTGCGGGCTGGTGTATCCCACCGTCGGGTCAATGCTCGGCTCCATCCGCAGATCGCAGTCCCAGCAGTCTTCCTTCTTCCGCTTGGTGAACTGCACTTCCGGGAAGAGCTTATGCAGCCAGCTACGCTCAAAGTGCTGCACGGTCACATTCATCATGCTTGCTGCCAGCGGTTGGGTCGCCGTCTCGTAGAGGAGGGTTAGCCTCACCGCCCAGGCGGCCAGCCACTGCGCCGTGTCCACCAGCCCCAGCGTCGTCTTGAACGTCTTGCGCGGGTCCAGGTGCATCCTGAACTTGATCGGGTCTTGGTCTTCGATGCTGACGTTGGGATTCTTTGGGAAGAAGAGATCGACGGCCGGTTGATGCAGCCGCCGGTTGAACTGGTCAAATCCCATACACTCCGCGGCAAAGAAATGATCGGTCAAAAAGCGATGGCGCAGTTCCTCTCGGTATGCGCCATCCTGATCGATCTTGTCCGTGTCGAGAATCATCTTTCACCAGTTGAATTGCAGATCGAGGTCCATCACTCGGCGCGCGCCTTGTACCGGCAAAGAGGACGATTTCTGCTCGATCTGCAAACTTGAATTGCGCAGGCAGCGACTGGATTCGAACCAGCATCTAGCGGCCCCCGGCCGCCACTCTAACCATTGAGCTACGCTTCCTGCGCAAACTTGCCCAGTTGAATTGCGCGGGCCACATACTGAACGGGACTCGAACCCATATCTTGTGGTGACCACTATCCTGCCATTAGACGATCAGCATAGATGCCTGTGCGCACAGGTGCCCGCGCAAATTTGATTACATTCCCGGCTCGGGTTCGCCCGCGCCGCCGCCCGCCTGGGCCGGTTGCGCCTGGGCTTCCTCTTCCGGCTCCTGGCCGCCGCCGCCTTCCTGCGCGCCCATCTGCTCGGCCACGTGCTGCCCAGCTTCCTCGGCGCTGTCGTGCGTCGCCATCGGCTTTTCCGGCTCGGAGTGGTGGTCAGTCGCCTTGGCTTTGTAGGTGTGATGGCTGATGTAGCCAGTGGTCTTTCCTTTGTGATCCACCACAGCCTCGGTGCGGATCGAATGCAAGTGCTTGTGGGCCTTTTCCTTTTTCCCGCCCTCTTCGCGCTCGCCCTCTCCGTCCTTCTTCCCGCCCTCGCGTTCCCGCGTCTTCTTTGATTCCTTCTCTTCCACTTCCTTCGCCATCGCCGCTCCAATCTTTTTTGGTGGAGGCAATTGCAGTGTGGGATGCCCCCGTTTTCCTTATGTCGCGCTGCAATCACGTCTTATGCCGTCGGCCATGCGACATAAGCTGCTAGCTTTTCTGGCCGTTCGCTCACTCGTTAGAAATCAACCCGCGCTAAAGTCCTGCGTGTTCACGGTCGTCGGATAAACCGTCGTAGAACCACTGGACGTGACGCTGGCCAGGAAGCTCAACACATATTGCGGCGGTGTTCCAGTACCGGCGTCGGTGACGCCCGTCGGAACTGCGGTCAAGGTTGTCGGGGAGATCACGGTGGCATTCAACTGCCCA